AGATATGCTTCTGTCGCATCATGGACAAGTGCCCATTTACGTAGATGCTCTGGAACCACAAGAGCTAGATTTCTGCTATGGGTGGCTACCGAAAAATGATACGCAACCTGTCCACCAAAACGACACTCATGAGCAAGACCCCAAGCAATATCCTCGGGATCTACATCCTCAGCACGGGCCTTGAGAGGCCAGAAGAAACGTCCAGTGTGAGTGATCAGCGTATCCTTGAGATCTCTCCCATGCAGCTTTTGCCATCCCTGAGGCGTATAGACACTATCATAGTTTAAAACACCCCATTCATGGGATTCGTTATTCATCATCACTAGTATCCTTTGCAGCGTCAATCTGGACGTGCTCTAATTTGTGTTTGTGAATTTCTTTGAGATTTGTAATATAGTAACCACGAACCGTCATGCTCTCGCAGAGGTTCGTCAGCATATCTTCGGCATGTTTAGCCATAAGATGAAGCTGTTTGAGATCCCATAGCGTGTCATCGGCTTGAACGAAATTCCGGATGTCAGTGACTTTGAGATCACCATGTTCCTGTTTAGCCTCATACGAGGAAAACCATTTGAACTTTTTTGCGTACTGGACCTCATAGAGGCTTTCCAGATACTTCGCGACGGCAATTGCATCGCGCTGGAACCCACCATAGAAGTGGACGAGACCGGGTTGTTCCTGGTGAAGCCGTTCAAGCTCTCCGACTGGTGAAACATGCTTTGCGCCAGTTTGGATCACCTCCTTATAATAATCGTATGCTGCGGGCATTTCCGAGAGGTCATCTCGGACTCTTTCATACCAGCGAATCACGTTGAACGGCTTACCCATCGTACTTAGATCTCCACTTCTAGGGTCTCAGTAGTTTCTTCTTCTTCAGTATCGGTGCTATCTGTCCCTCTAGCTGGCTCAAGAGGAGCCATCTTCATAAAGACATCAGCGTGACCACCTTTCAGGAACTTCGTTCGCTGAAGCTTTACTGTCTTCCCAGTCTCATCAACATAAGAGTACCACGAAGCATTTTCTTGTTTAATGAAGCCTTCTTGTAAAGCAACCTCAAAAAGACCAGAAAACGCATCCATGCCAGTATCCCAAGGAATAACTAGCTGTACTTCTTCGAAAGGCTTAGAGAAACGAGACTTCTGAATAGACACCTTCGAGGTAATTCCGATGACTTTCTTTTTCTTAGTATCTTCTTCATCAGTCTTGCCACTTTTAGCCCCTTCTTCAGTCAGCTTGACCTTGTTCATCTTCAAGATGTATGAGGCCATGAACTGCGCCTTGACGCCAGCGGTCAACTTTTCCTTTTCACCAGGGTTTTGGTTCATATAGATATGAACCATGCCGATGAGAAGTACTGGAAGATCATCAACTAGATGCGTCGTCGATTGGATGAAATCACCAACCTGCTTCGCTCGTTGACCTTGATCTCCAACGTTTTCACCCTTTATGGCATTCGTGTAGTTGGTATCCGTGATCAATGCTGAATAAGAATCGAACACAATAACAATAGGCTGTTGTGGCTCGACTTCTTTACCCGCCAATTCATCTTCTTTTTGCTTGACTCGTTCTTCTCGTGCATAGCCCGTAATCTCCGCGAGAATTTCACGACAATCGGCGACAGTACCAGCACGCATAAAAGTCAGTTCATCCAGGTTCACACCAAGATTCTTCAACCATGTGCCATCGCCGTCGTCGGTTGCCTTTTCGATATCAACCCAGATCACGTGAGCGCCCAATTCTTTTTGGGCATTCGCACAAACATAGGCCGCATGCAGTGACTTACCAGATCCAGGTTCACCACCCAACATGACGGATCGACCGAAGCGATAGCCACGATCGAAACGATTGGATAGTCGTCGATTGAGCGCATAATTTCCCGTGCTCGCATATAGATTTATTTTAGAGAAACCCAAGTTAAACGTGGGCGATTTAATCGTTGTCAGACCCTTCTGGAGTCTATCCTTAAAACTCTTCTTTGCTGCCATTTCACCTCATCCTCAATTGAAACCAAGTTGGTTCACATAGGGGCGCTAACCCCTATGTGTTCCATATGCCCTTTGGGCGTTTCCTCGATTAGGCTCCGATCTTAGCCTTGACCATTGCAGCCATTGCCTTCGGGTCCCGACGAGCGGTAGTCGCTGGCTTGACTTCGGTCTTTGTCTCCTCAGGCTCTGCCTGAGTCTCGGTGCTTGCCGTATCAGAATTAGTTTCTGGTTCTGGCGAGGTTTCCTCAACCGCTGGCGCAGTTGTGGTTGTACGACGACGATTTAGCGCCGACGAGAGAGATGAACTTGAAGACGATTCACCGCCACCAAGATTTGCCTTTACGCGCGAGGCAATAGAATTGTCTGGCGTAGAGGTCGTATCAGTTGTCTCTGCCCCTGATCCCTTCTTGCGGAAGAACTTAAGACCAGCCTCTTCCCACTCAGGATTCCATGGCTCGCTGGCGATCGACGCCTTGACCATCTCGACCATTACCTCGTACTGCGCATCCGTTGGACGTGCAGGTAGGTACTTGGAGAGATCAGGAAGACCGAACTTCTTGATCGCATTGAGGTCATCAACATCAAGCTCATGAGGATCACGCATCTGGAAGAACGAAGACTCCCAGTTGGCGAATTCCTTACTACCATCGGTCTTCTTCTTCTTCACGAGAACAAGAGGATATCCGACGAACTTGGCAAGAAGATTGTCCATTTCGTCTTCTGACACTTCGCCAGAAAGAACCGCATCGATATCAGTCATCGAGAAGGTACCGCAAGGTAGTTCTTCATCCTTGAACTGCGATGGTGGGGCATCATCGGACTCGACGAGACCCAACGCGGTCTCAATCACTCCCTGGATCTGCTTCGAGAAAGCAGCAACACGAATTGGGGAGATGTCAGAAGGACGATCCTTTTCGACAACACCGCTCTTTAGAATAAGACCGGCATGATAGAAGGTCTGATCGAGCCAATGACGCGATCCGATGCCCTTGAATAGCTCGAAATCCTTGGAATTTCCATTCGCCTTAGCAGCGCGGGACTTCGCATAGATATCGCGAACCGGTGCTAGTGCTGGGCACTTGACGTTCTTCTCATACATCTCAAGACATGGGATGTTGAAATAAACCGTCTTCGTCTCATCTTCTGGATCAGAGAATGTGCAAGGGATTAGCTTCTTTGTCGCCCACGGTGCTTGATTTTCAAGATTGCCATCTGGCAATAGGCGAATGGTGGAAGATGCACCATATTCCAGCGAATACCATGGGTATAGGGCTGGGTCAACTTCAAACGTTGCTCCCTTCTGTGACTTAATAAAACTACGAAGGGACTTAAGATTTCTTTCCATTAGGGTTCTACCTCTTTCTGTACAAGTTGTTTACATTCATTTTACATCATAGCGGCACACTGTTCGCTACAACTATATTTAGGGCTGATCGTGCGAAAACCTAGAAGATTCTTTACTTGATTCCAGTCGAACCAAATTTTCCTTCGCCGCGTTCAGTCTCCGTGAGTTCATCCACATAAACAACCGGAAGTTGAACCACTGGTGCAATAACAAGTTGTGCGATTCGATCGCCCGGCTCAATACGAACAAACGAATTATTCGTATTGATGAGGATGATTTGGATCTCGCCTCGATAGTCAGCATCGATCGTACCTGGAGAATTCAACACGGTGATTCCGTGCTTCGCCGCGAGTCCTGAGCGAGGACGAACCTGACCCTCGTAGTTCGCTGGGATCTCAACCTTGATGCCCGTTGGGATGATCACTCGACCACCATTCGCCTTGATCTGAACGGTATGATCAATGGCGGCATATAGATCCATACCAGCCGCGTTAGCGGTTTGGTAAGCGATCTCTGGTAGACCAGCACCATGGGGAAGACGCTTCACCTTAAGCGAAGCCTGAGGGGACATTCTGTCATGTGTTTCCATGACGGCTTGAATTTCAAGCTCGTTCGCACGATTCTCAACTACGTAATCTTGCCAGCCAACCGCTTTGATGTTGCTGTGATCGACAACATCATCTGGGATGGTTACGCCGAGTGGTGGATTTGGATTGCCTTCTGTAAATTCTTCAGTGGTAGTTTCCGGAGCAATATTCTCCTGAGCACCAACTACCTCGGTGCCATCGTTCTTCTTAGGTCTTGCCATGTTTTCCTTATCGATCATCAGTCAGTTTGGATGATCATACTTCCTAGATATCTCCGTGCCTTACGAAGTCAAGGAATTAGAAGAAAATTCCCATGACTTGATTTGCCGGATGTTTCTCATCATCTGGATTATAGTCCTCGACCTCGACACGAACCCGATCATCCAAATCTGGCTCGTGATAGCGGATTTCCTCAATGAGATGGCACATAAGGATACAGGACATGACAATATCATCCTTACGACCAGATTTTGCCTTATAGGATTGCCCAGACTTAATGAAAGATTTCATCTGGGAAAGAAGATATTTTGACCGTGGGATGAACAAATCTCGCTCTACAAGGGATTTGAACTCCAGCGCATGTTGTCTTTTTGTTGATAATGTAGTACTCAACCCACGACCTTTTGGATTATTACTGCTGTCAATAAGCCATCCAGGAAAATTAGACTCACCTTCATATTGAATAGCGCTCAAGACACCAATACCCAAACCATTCTTTTCAACACTATAATAGATGTTTACTTCGCCAAAATGATCAGGATCTTCGGATTGCATATTATAAATGCGACGTAATACTCGCATAAGCATCTTGGCCTGTTCGGGTTGATCTGCTTTATTGGTATGCCACTCCGCCACCTGTTTTAGCTCAGGGATTTCCCATACTTGGATACACGCATCGTCGCGATCAACACCCTCGGATGGATCGAGCACTACCGCATAAGCGGTATTCGGAAGAATGTCTTCGTACCAGCGGCAACCCCACCGATCGATGAACCGTGGCTTACGAATATGCCGTGCCATAGTGACTAGCTTCTGTGGAGAGATCAGCGTTGCGTCTGCGGTGATAAACGAGCATTCAAAATCTCGATACCATTCATCCATCGACAGACCAGACATCAACATTTCTTTTTTGAATCCCTCGTCTCTAAAACCAGATGTACTTTTATGATACGGGACTTTCGTCCAAGGTGCATAAAATCCGACAAACGATTCCGTGGTTTCATCGGTATTCATAGAAAGAGTTGAGTCGTACTCTTCTTCTATCTGAGTTTTAATATCAACCGTTTCATAGAAGGTCTCATAGACCTCTTCTTCTGTTGATTTATTTCGATTGGCAAAATGATCCTGCCAATCATCCGATAACTGATGCGGTGTTGAGGATGACCAGATCTTAAAAAACTTATCTTCATCAGTATTAGGCGTTGAAGTAATTAAACAACGTCCACCAGTCGAAATAGATGGATATACCGAAGTCCATAATTTATCAGTAATGCTTGGCAGTACGTAAGCAAACTCGTCAAGATAAATCAAATTCATGGAAGTACCACGACCACTGCTCGTTGTTGTCGCTAGCGCACGAATTTTAGATCCATTGTCAAATTTCTTCGTATGGACGTTTGTTCCAGAGGCACCCGGCTTAAGAAACCATTGAAGCTCCTCGTACATGTACCAGATACGATCCATAACTTCCTTAGCGCCCGCCTGATCCTTAGATAGGATCAATATGTCTTGTTTCTTCTTGAAGATAGCCCACCACAAGATGAATGCAGCCGCACAGGTAGTCTTTCCAGACTGTCGTGGCATAATAGCAATGCCTTTTTCGGAATCTAGATAGAATTGGATAAGGCGCTTCTGGTATTCAAATAATTTAAATGGCACTGGGCCGTGTCTAAGACTAACGACCATGCAGTAATTTTCTATGAAATAGAAAATGTCCTTAGAGCATTTATCTATTTCATCTAGTTGTCCTGGGGTCCACGATTGTCTATAACCGGGTGGCTTGATTTTTCCACCTTCAGATTCAGATAAGAACGGAATTGTATTAGCCCTCGATCACAACCTCATACCGGTCACGACCATCAACCTTAAACGAACGGTTTAGACGAGTAGAGATATCTGTCTCGAATACATTGTGCTGAAACTTGAACCCATATGGGCATACATTGAATGGCCCATCGATTTGAAGGTCATTCTGAGACCGCTCAACGTAGTAGAAGCCAGGACGTACCGATTCCCCTAGGATCTTCGCCAAGCCCTCGTACGGAACCACAAAGCTCTCGTAGATCTCACGCTCTTCGGTATACTCAATAGCCTCGGCACGATCCTTCTCGATCTCCTTGATGAAATCACCGAGACGCCCCATACCGACTAACTTCTGTGGATCACCATCAACATCATGGCGGAACGTATCAGACCCGCTGGTATTCCCAGGAGTCGTCATATAGGCATCATCGTGCTCGGCTTCTTTCTTTGCGCCTTCCTGCTCGACCTTGAGGTCACCGGTACGGAAGTTTAGGCGGGTCTTGATCTCTTGCTCAAGAACGCTTGGATTGCAAGGAAGACCAATGTACACACGAACCGTGTAGGTTGGGGAATTCGGGTACTTTGGGAAATCCTTGTTGAAGCGTTCGGCTGGGATCTTATGATCAGCTTCTACCTTGAAGCACTGATGAGGGGTTGCAGCCAACTTAATCAAAGCCAATCGCTCAGCACACAAAATATCTTCGGTGCTTTTAATAATATAACAATACTCTTTTTCGTTTTCGACGATCAGTTGGCGAAAGCTCTTGGTCATTGGCGGAAATCCCCAGTTATTCTCATGTATTTACGG